TACTCCTTGTCTACATTCTTTATCCGTGAATTCTTTAAATTCTCAACATTTGTATCAGCCTACAGCTATGGCTTTTGCTGCCCAACCGTTTGAATACTGGAGGGGCACTATGAAAGTAAAGTTTCAGGTTGTTGCATCTCAATACCATCGTGGTCGTTTGGCTATGTTCTATGAGCCAAATTCATCACACCAAGCATTGTTCGCACAAACTGGTGAGAACATCGACTACAATGCTCGTTTTGTTGAAGTTTTAGACTTACAGGAACTCGATGGTACGTGTGTTGAGATTCCATGGGCGTCATCTCGACCATTTCTTAAGACTATTGACCCAAATGATACCTTTCAGAATACCAATAACAATCTCTATGCTCCAGCAGGAGATGGTACTGCAGGGGGTTATATTCTCAATACTGGTGTTGACGCTCAATATTTTAGTAATGGCTATTTTGAGCTTCGTGTTGTCAATCAGCTAACCTCTGCCATTAATGATCCTCCACCAATTGAAATAAACATATTTGTCTCAATGGAGGATCTGGAGGTTGGACAACCCCGAGCTTTCACTGCTGGCACCATTAATAGGGCCCCATTGATTGTTCCTTCGCTTTTTGAAAAAGAATCTAAGGAAACAGTAGTAGGGGACTTTAAACAGGATGTCGATCGTGTTTGCCATTACCTGGTAGATGAACAAGATGAGAACGAAGCCTTTAAGGTTTTCTTTGGTGAGAATATTCGATCTTTTCGACCTTTGTTGAAACGGTTCAATGCTATAGCATATACTGAATCAACACAGGTGAATACTTCGACACTCACCATGAATATACCAATGTATCCAAAAGGTTGGTTGGTTGAACCTACAGGCCCTTATTCTCCATCGAATACTGTGTTTAGGCCACTTCTCTATCCTCTGTTTGAGTACCTTCGGTACGCTTTCATAGGAATGAGAGGTTCAGCTCGATTCACAGCATCGATTCAGGAGGGTTCTGGTCTTCATTCATCTGTGGGGGCTTTGGGAATCGGTAATACGAATCTCAATAGTTCTACCCCAACCAGATCAGAGAATGAAGTATGGAAAAACGCTATTACATCTACTGCGGGGGTTTTCGTAGGAAACTACGATACCAACGCAATGATTGCAGGTGAGATTCCTTACTACACAAATAATCGTTTCTGGTTAGCCTTTAACCCAGCGGGTGATACATCATTCCAATGGGGCGGCACCACTATCACTGATGATGGCATTATGGCTACTAAAGTGGGTTCGTACACACGACCCGGTGCAGGCATTTCTGCTAACATTTCTCGTGATGGTACCGCAGGTATGCCCAAAAATACTTTGATGGTAAATTGGGCGGCGGGAGATGATTTCACGTTCATTGGCTATCAAGCGCCCCCATGTTTATATTATGGAGGAGCATAATGTCAGTGAGTTTTTG